GTTTGAAGGGACCGTTGATGGCACGAACTATGTGGCGCTGAATTGCCTCCCCAGCAACAGTGCCACCGCTGCTTCGACGGCCACAGCGGCTGGCGTGTTTACCGTCTCCTGTGGTGGGTATACGGCGATTCGGGCACGATGCTCTGCCTATACGTCTGGCTCGCCTGTCCTCACGGTGCGCTACGTCGGATCGTGAGCGAACTGCTCCGCATCCTCTGGCCTGTCGTCATCCTGTATGCCGTCCATCGCCTGTGCGAGACGGTCTCCCTCTTTGCGCCCGTTCGTGAAACGGAGCAAGTTGAAGACGATCCATACGATGCGGTGGTGCCAGAGGATTTGATTGCGGTGGCGATGCAGTACCCTGACGCATGGGCGCAAGAAGACATGGTGAAGGCGATTCGGGAAAAGTATGACGCACTCCGCGACTGGAATTTGGTGCGTGCCGCCTTTGGCGTAGGGAGAGTTGACGCATGACGGGTCCAGTATTCTACGACGACGTTGATCCGCTGGGGATGTCGGATGAAGGCACGGCGACGGTTCCGACCTTGGAAGGCCCGATTCTTGAGACCGAACTTGCCCGTCTCATGGAAGGCTTGTCAAACGACCCGCTTGGCCCGAATGAGAAGGTTGCGCCGAATCCTCCAACGAATAACACCAACACGGCGTCGGAGAATGACGCTCTGTTGCGAAGGGCGCTGTACGGCCATGACTTCCCCGCCGCCGATGACGTAGAAAACATCGACCCGTCTGCGTGGTCGTCATGGTGTCGCGGCCTGTGGGACAGCCGTCGTGAAGCCGTGCAGATGCACTTGCACTTGGTCGAGCGCAATCGCCTCTTCCGCGCCGGACAGCAGTGGATTTCAGCCAGCGGCTTAGGTCCGTGGCGTGAACCTGCTCGTCCGCGTGATGCCGCCCGTGTGGTCTACAACATGATCGACAAGGCGCTGGATCAGCGGCTCCAGATCATGATGGACCAGAAGCCGGGGTTCTCCGTCACGCCGGTCACGCAAGACCCAGAGGATCGGCGCAAGGCCCAGGCGCAACAGATGGCGCTGGAGTACCAGTATGAGCAGCAGGAGATGCCGCGCATGGCGCGAGAAGCCTCATTCTGGGCGCAAACGGACGGCGTTTCCTTCTGGCACGAATTCTGGAATCCGAATCGTGGCCCGTGGGACGAGCGCATGGGCGACATCGCTGGGCAGAAGAAGCCAATGGGGGATATTGGCTGCCAAACGCTTCGGGTGGAGCAGGTTCGTGTGTCGCCTAACGCCACGGCCACCCAGAAACCGCATTGGGTCATTATTCGGGAGGTGATCTCGCGTTCCGAAGCGGCGTATCGGTACGGCATCACGGGACTTGATGCGGCCAATACGATGATGTCCACGGGCAACGGCCCAACGTACAGCGGATCAGAAGGGATCGGCGCATGGGTGCTGTCGCAGACGACGATTGGCGAAGGCCAGCGTCTCCGCGATGAGGATGTGACGGAACGGTTCACGGTCTATCTGGAACCGCATCCCGATGTGCTGCCCGAAGGGATGCAGATGGTGGTCGTTGGCGATGAAGTCGTGTTTGGACCCTCGCCCTTGATGTGGAACGTGATTCCCGTGGTCCCGATACGCGACGGTTCCAGCGACCCCAGTTACTATCCGCGCCCCATCATGGAGCAGTGGATAGATCATCAGATGCGGACAAACGCGCTGCTGTCCAAGTGGATCGAAAACATCCGCGTCAACGCGGGTGGTCGATTCCTGACGCGCCCGAACGCGATTGCCACCGAAACGTTCATGGGCGGCGTGACCTCCATGATCGAAATTCGCGGCGCTGGCCCGATGTCAGACAGCATCCAGCCCGTGCAGGGATTCAGCGTGGGCAACGATGTCAAAGAAGCGTTGGCGCTAGAGAAGAGCGCGTTTGAGAACGCATCTGGCTGGAATTCGGTCAGCCGTGGTCAGGTGACGGGCGAATCGGGTCGTGCCATCATTGCCAGCCGCGAGCAGTTGGAGCGCGTGTTCAGCCCGTGCGTCAATGCGCTGTCCGTGGCCTACACGGACTGGGGCAAGATTACGCTGGCTGGCATGGCGTGGGGCTACGATATGCCCCGCTCGCTAGGAGCGATTGGCAAAGGTCGTCCCGATCTGGCTCGCGCGGTGTCGTCGTCGGATTTTGACGGCCAGAGCGATGTGAAGGTGGAAGCGGCGACGATGATGCCGATGCCGATGGCGTTCCGTATGTACTTGCTCGACAACTGGCTCCAGACGGGCGTGATCGACATGAAGGAGTACCGTCGTCGCCAGATGTTTGCCGTGGCAACGGACATTTCGTCGCCCGACGACAACCAAGAAGCGCGAGCCAAGCGTGTGGCTGACGCGATTCGGATGCAGACGGACGTGCCTGAGATGCGGTGGCAGGACAACGAGTCCATTCACCAGGATGTGTTGGAACGCGAATTGTTGTTGCAGGATGACGTTGATCCGTCAATCATCGCCGCCGCACAGGAGCGGTGGGTGGCATTGGCGAATCAAGCGCAGCAGAAACAAGGAGGAGGACCGCCTCAGCAGGGCGCTCCTGCTGGTGCTGGCCCAGCAAGCGGCCCTGCCGCAGCCAGTGTACCGAATTTCTCACCGGGACAGTTACCGCTTGCCAGTGGCAACCCGCCTCTCGGGGTCACCAACCTACTCCAACAGAGTTTGGCTGGCATTCCAGAAGAGGAACAAGCCGCACAGCAAGCTGACATCTTATCCCGACAGCAATAGGATCGTAGCATGGACCTCGGCGAAGCTATTTCCAGTGCCATTGAAAACGCCCTCCCACCACAGCAAGACACGGCTGTGGCTGAGGACGCTGAAGAGACACTGGCTCCAGATGCAGCAGAAGATAGTGCAGACGATTCAAGCGAATCTGATGCGCCAGTAGATATGCCAGAGGGATACGTCGCCGTTCGCACGGTGACAGACAGTCTGGCAACAGAGTTCACGCTCCGTGATGCCGAAGGGGAGGTAGAAGTCCCCGACTTGATGGTCGAGTACAAGGCCAACGGCAAGGTGCGAAGTGACCGCTTGGATCAAGTGGTCAAACTGGCGCAGTGGGGCGTGTACAACCAGGAGCGTGAGCAGAAGGTCCAGCAGGTTGAGCAGATGGCTCAACAGGTCCATCAAGAGCGCGAAGAACTCGCGACCTTGCTGTCGGAACGAGAAGCACAGATTGAAAAGCTGTTGTTAGACGACGACTTCTTATTGGCCGTGCGCGATGCGTATGGCGAACAGAACTCGCCGGAAAGCAGGGCCGCTCGCGCAGAGCAACAGGTACAGGACATTCGTGTTCAGCACCAAATGGCTGCGATTGCGGAGAAAGGCGAGACGTTCTACGCGAATGAAGTCATGCCAGCCCTCAGTATGATTGCTGAGGCACTGCCATCCATTCCTGCGGAAGAACTCGCTGAGAAGTTCCAGATGGCCATGTACGCGCACGTTGAACGCGCTCCCAACGGAGAGGCGTATGTCCCAACGTCACGCTATGATGCCGTCCGTGAGTACATCCTCAACGATTTGGCAGTATGGGCACAAGCGCAGCACGAACGCCGCTCACGCACAACTACCACTGCGGCAAAGACCGATACGCAGAAGGCGTTGGCAGAGCGCGACCAAGCCCGCATTGAGTCACAGAAGGCCAAGCGCGCCGTAGGACAGAAGACTCTCCCGGTTGGCAATGCGGGCAAGCCGTCTGGCAAGCCGAAAGCCTACACGGGCAACACTGTCGATGATGCCGTAGCGAGTGCGTTGAGTACGGCGTTGTCATCATTCCGGTAATTCATCCCAAGAGGTAACCCGTGGCTAACCCCACTTTGATCACCGATGCCGAGCTGACTGGTCTGCTCAAGAACGTGTATTCGCAGTTCCGTGAGAAGGTGCAGAACCTCGTCACGCCGTTGCTCGCGCAGTTGGAGAAGGGACGTTCTGGTGGCCCGCGCAATATGCGTTGGGGCGGTAACAACGTGTTCTTCGACGTAGTGACTGGCCGTCCGGCTGGCGCGACGTTCTCGTCGGCTGGCTACTTCCCGCCCGACACGACGGCGACGGAAGTGCAGGCGAACGTCGGTATCGTTCGTGCCTACACCACCCGTCAGGTTGACGGTCTGGCGTTTGTGGGAACGCAGTCCAAGGATGCGGCCTTCACGACCATCGCCAGCAAGACGATGGAAGAAATCAAGGACGCCTCCATGCTGCTCATGCAGCAGGCGCTGCACAACAAGGCTGACGGTGTGGTGGCCTTGATCGGCACGGCCTCGTCCACGACCTCCATCATTGTGTCCTCGCCCTACGGCGTAGCCAGTGCGAGGACACAATGATGGAGGTCGTGGACGAGGC